AAGGTATTGCAATTCCAGATATTATAGTTTCGGAATATAATTTTTGATTTAATTGTGCTGAGCCAAAATCTAAAACAGAATCTATAGATTGTGGAGATATTGCTGGTGTAACTTTAGATGTTCCTATTGACAATTCGGATGAAACCGAATTGGCATACATAACAGAATTTAATTGTAAAGAACCAAATGATGAAGTTGGTGATATAGATTCATCTAAAATATAAAGACTAAATTTATTACCATCACCAAATCCTATGGTAGATGTTATAGATTGTGCATATAAAGTCTGATTTATTGATATTCCGCCTATTTCTAATGTTGGTGAAATAGAATTGGAATATATTATAGTGTTTATTTGTGCATTGCCAAATTCTATTGTAGGTGATATTGCAGTTGGGGCAACATATAATTTTAATGCATCATCACCATATGTTACAGTAGACTCTACAGACTGTGCATATATTGTTGTATTTAATTTTGGAGAACCAAATGTTAACGTTGATGTTATTGATGTTGGTTGTACTGAAGAATAATCAATTATTAATGCACCAAACGATACTGTTGGTACAATTTGGTTTCCGTATACGTCACTTAACGCAGTAATACTTGTTGAAGAGTATGTCTGAATTTGTACATTTTCTACATTCGATAATGTACCATCAAGTTTAATTACTTGATCTATGAACGGATACGGCATAATTTAATTATAAAAAAAATTAAACTATTATAATGCAAAAATTTTGCTTGCGCCGCTTGAGAATGCTACTGTAATATCGCCACCGTTAGGTAAAATTGGAAGACCAGTTGCGCTATCAATATATGCAATTAGCCGTGAAGTTGTTTGTATGCCAGTATCTGCATAGATAATAAGTGCTTCACAGTTTGCGCCAGTAACAGAACTGAATGTTGCATCATCTGCATCAAATACACCACCCGTAATAGTTTTATTCGTCAATGTCGCAGTAGAAATAACTGAACTATTTGCAACCTCATTTCTATACTGATGAGATGAACTATATGTGTATGCGCCAGTGTCAACAAGTGCAATAGTAACGGTATTTGCTACCATGTTTATTGAACCATTTAAAAATGCTTCTTTTGCTTTAGAATAAAGTGCGTTTGCCATGTGTTTCCCCTATTAAATTTTATGATTTACCTATTTATAAAACAACCGGAGTGCCGATTTTTATAAATGCTTTTGTTGATGAAATTGCGTATCCAATTTTTAAAGAAAATGTCGCACCATCGATAGTAGAAGTTGTTACTATATTGCCATTATCTCCAAGATATAACGACTGTTCGGGAGTCCAAGTCCAAGATGCATTTGTGATAGATCCAAACGTAATTGTTTGTCCAGAGTTATTTAAAACACCAAGAATTTTATCAACTTGTGTCAATTGTAATGCAGAAGCAAGAATTGTTTCGCCATTTGAATTTAACGCAACCATTTTATATGAAGTTGCGTTACTATTAGTGAAAATAACATTCAAAGATTCGGATGCACCACCACCTGTATTGGCTTGATTGTATGCCGCTTGTGCTAGAGTAGTCGCAGTATTGGCTTGAGTGTATGCGCTATTTGCAGTTGTTCTTGCAAGAGTATCATATCCTGCTTGACCACCAGTGTTTGCTTGATTGTAAGCGGCTTGTGCTAATGTTGTTGCTGTGTTAGCTTGTGCAAAAGCAGAGTTTGCTTGGGTAAAAGCCGTGTTTGCTCTTGTTCTTGCAAATGTATCTATTGTACCACCACCGCCACCAGATTGTGCTACAAATTCAAATTTCTGTGTAGATTCATTAAATGCTAAAACATATCCATCAGTAAGATTAGTTATGTCAACGTCATCAAGTCTACGTAAATTGACTTCACCGCTTCCTCCACCACCGCCACCACGATCCGATAGAATCGTATTTACTTTTGCTTTGTATTGAGTTACATCTTTCTGTAAAACTTCTTTAAACTGATTGACAGATTGTTCAATAGCTTTTAAGTCTGCGTCTTTACCATCCTTACCTGGAATACCTTGAATACCTTGCGGTCCAATTTCACCTTGTGGTCCTGCTGGTCCTTGTTGTCCATCTCTTCCGTTTTGTCCTCTGTCGCCTTTGTCGCCTTTGGCACCTCGCTCACCTTGAATACCTTGGGCGCCAATTGGTCCAACGGAACCAATTCTGCCTGCTTCTCCATCTTTTCCGTCCAAACCATTTTGTCCATCTGCGCCCCTATCGCCTTTCAGTCCTTCCGGACCACGTTCACCAGCAACGCCTTGTATTCCTTGTTCGCCTTGAGGACCAACTTCGCCCTGTTCGCCTTTATCGCCTTTGTCTCCTTTAAGCCCACGTGGACCTTCAAGCCCCATATTACCTTGTGGACCGCTTTGGCCTTTGTCGCCTTGTGGTCCTGTTTCACCAGCTAAGCCTTGTGGTCCACGTTCGCCTTGTGCGCCAGTAGCACCAATAGGACCTCGCAAGCCTTGTGTGCCTGCGGGTCCTTGTATATACTCAACGATTGGCTGTTTTGTTTTTTCTTCTAAAAAAGATACTAATTCTGTTTTTAGTTTCTGTACTTCTTTTTTAGTATATGCAACAGAGGTTGCAATTGCAACAGCATCGTTTAGGGTTGTATTAATTTCCTTCTTTGTCAACTTTAGCCTCTTCAACTAATGTGCCAAAAAATGCTGTCATCGATTTTGCTAATTCTCTTTGATCTGCATCATCGATTATTCTAGTCTCGGTTTCTTCTTTCTTCACACTCACAACAAGTTGTTGTGGTGGAGGTGAAGGTGGTGGAATAGGCTCTTCTACTGGATCGTCTTCGGCCTCTGCGGCTTCTTCTTCCATTTGTTCATCAATCTCTTTAATGTCATCTTCGGATTGCTGAAGAATATTCTTGCGAACATATCCAATAGAAAAATACTTGCCAACGTAATTGTCAATGTCAGAAAGAATACCTAAACGTTCTTTCATAATCTCAACGTTCTTTAATTCTGTGAAGTGTGCATCAGATTGGAAATCATAACTGATTTCTTCTCTCATTTGTTCCCATTCTTTACGGGTGCAAACACCTTTAAGAAGAAGTTGTGTTTCAAGCATCTTATCAAACAAATGTGAAAATCTCAAACGTAGTCTAGCAATAAATTTACCAAACTTTAATTCATCTCTAGTAATTTCAGAGGCACGTCCTAAAGAGAATCCACTATCAGACTCTAAACGTGAAACTGGAACGTTCAAGGACTTAAACATTTTCTTTTGGAAATACAATACGTCTTCAATCTCACCAAGATTCTGCCCACCTTGTAGTGTAGTAATCTCTGTACCTTTACCACCTTCTCTACGTGGCAACCAAAAGTCTTCAAGCATTGTTTGATATCGTCTATCGTCACGAATCTCACCAGTGTTTGCATCATACACTAGTTTGTTTTTATACTTCTGCATGATTTCACGCAAGTACTGTTCAGCCTTCATCTTAGGCAAGTTACCTACGTCAATGTAAAAGATTCTACGTTCTGGTGCCCTTGCAATACGATAGATGACTGTTGCATCTTCCAGCATACGTAATTGATTGAGTGGCTTGATTGCTTTGTGTAGGTGTGAGATGATAACTTTACCATCTTTGTCTGTTAGTCCAGAGTGTGTATACGAGATTGCGTCTGGTGCAATCTTAATTCCTTGATTACCATCATTTGCAAAGCCTTTATCAGAGTAGATAAAGTATTCATTATAACTTGTTGTTGGATTTACAGTTCCTGTTGCAAGATTCTTTTGTGCTTTTTTAGCTTCACGAACTTTGCGAATTTTACGTGGGTCGATGTAGCGAATTTCTTTTAATCCTTGTCTAGGATTCTTATCGTCAATCATCATGTGATAGTATAGTCTACCATCTACGTACCATCTACGAAAGATATCATATCCTTGATTGTTGAAGTCTAATAGTTTCATCACATAATAGAACTCATCACGAATTTTATTTTTAATGGATTCTGGCTGTTCTAGTTTATCTAAAATAACTTGAACTGGATAGTCGCTGTCATCAAAGACTAATGCTTCATTCACAATGTCTTCAATAGCCGTGTCACATTCTGGCTGTAATGCCATCTCACGATATTTTTTAATTAAGTCGGAATCTGATCTTATTTGTCCTTCAAGATCCATATAGGTGCCGTAAATACCGCCACCCGAAATCGGAACCGAGCCATCTTCATCGACGGAAGGAACAAAAGATTTTAATTGTTCAGATTCGGCTTCTTCTTTGCCGATCTTATATCCAAAAAGTTTGAATGCCATATATGATTCTCTCTAAAAAAAATGGGGGCGTAATAGCCCCCATTGTTGACAACTATTACGCAATTATTTATACTGCGTAAAAATCAGCATCACGTTATGTAGTCATATCTGCGGTAGGCGCAAATGTTTCGTCCTTATTGCCTGCTTGTAAGTAATGATATTGGAAATTAACTGTAAATTCTGACAATGTATCTGTACTATCAAACGACAAATCTAATGCACCAACGTCTGTTGGATATGCATCTGTCAATTGATATTGTCTAGATATTGATCCATCAGCTTTTAAGTGTTTAATTTTAACTGTCTGATAATAGTCTGTTGCAAGAGATTTAGATGTAGACTCATAATCTGATGTAGATACATAATTTACCCAAGCATTAAATGCATTACGTAAAGTGTGATTTTCATCATTCATTATTGTTACTGACCAATCTGCAAATGTTCTATCTCCAGCAATCTTAATTCTTCGTCCTGCTCTAAAAGGAACTTCAATGACCCCAATAGTAAAACCTGGCACGGCGGCCGCTTTGCATAAAAGTGTCATGCCATTGCTCAATGCTGTTGAAGTTGACGATATGGCCGTGACAACAGTAGGGGGAAATGTTAATTCTATTTGAAATAGATTGGCTCTGGCGCCTTTGGCGAGTTGTGTTTTTAATGTTGATATTGTTGCGAATGACATTTTGGCTCCTTATATTTATACGTTATTGCCTGCGGCTTCGTTAGTTGGAGTGCCAATCTCAAAATAGTCGTATGTCCAAGTTACTGTGTAATCTTCTACAGCATCTGTGGTGTCATATGATAGATCGATTGATGAAATGTCGCTTGGCCAGCAATTGATTAGTTTATATTCACCGGCATTAACTGAACTTCCATCTTCTCTTAATTGAAAAACTTCAACTGTGCCATATAAACCTTTTGTTGTCGTAGTGCCAACGGATAGTGATCCAGCGTTTCTGTTACCAATAACGCCCGCACCAAAGTTGACTTTGACAATATCATTCTGCCACTTCTCTAATACTGAACGAGATTTGAAGTTCTCATCGTTAAGGATTGTTGTGCTGTATTCAGAAAATGTTCTATCTCCACCCATTTTTAAGCGGCGTCCAGCATTCATAGGAATTTCAATTGTTCCTAATGTTGATGATGGCAATGATGCCGCTCTGCACAAATATTCAACTGCGGTTAAATCATATCCCGCTGGCGCACTAATTTTAATTTTAAATAGATTAGGTCTTGACCCTGCGCCAAGAACTGATCTAAAATCTGATATTTTAAATGACATAACTTTCTCCTTTATTTTCTGTAATTATTTATCCTACAATTTCATTGAATGTAGCGGTACCTCTTACAGAAACAAAGTTAAGTTGAATGAAGTTAACAGAACGAACTGGTTGTACGAAAATGTCACATACGAATTCATTTGCATTTACAACGTCTTCTGGATTATTTGTTCCATCACAAATAACTCTGAATGCTGTAATGCCTCTGCGTGATTGAACACTTCTTAAGTAAGGAGTAATCAAATTCACAAAGTTTGAACGTGTTGTGTCATCGTTTTGGTCGAACAACAAATTGTCTGCGGCTTGTCCAATTGTCTTTTGCAATTCAATAAACAATCTACGAACATTAAGTCTGTTTGTAGATGTATTTCTTAGCGTGAATGTCTTGTCACCAAACAATACTGTACCACGACCAACTTGTGTGATAACTGGATTAACCGATGCACGATACAATGTGTCACGTTCAGTTTGATTTGGATTGAAAGCCAAACGAACTAAGTTTTGAATACGACCAGCAATAAAACCAGCTGGAGACAACCATGGCTCACGATTCAAATCGTTACGTGCAATACAACCTGCAACGTCTGCATTCAATGGCACATAAACATATGCGTCATTGTACTTGTCGTATTGATATTTCCATCCGCTATCTGCGACAACGTATGTTGAACGTGTGATAGTGTCTGCCCATGAACCGATAGCAGTTGCTTCAGAACCAGCATTGTTAACAACGTTTGCTCTCAATGGAGAAACAGCAACCACAACGTCTTTTCTGATATCAGCAACGTCAGCAATAATTCTATTAATTACTGTTGCGTTTGATTGACCAGCGATGATGATTGATGCAGGAATTTCAGACTTGTTAGCAAATTCTGCATAGCCTGTTGTACGATCACCATCAGATACTGTAGTACCATCAGAACCACCAGCAAGTGAATATACTTTTGGTGTAGATACTGCGGTATATGTTGTTGCAGAACCAGCTACGAGTAATGCAGTACCCCAATTTGATCCTGATGCATCGTGGTCTGTCCAACGAATCCAATTAGATTGTTCGTTGATAACGTCTTTGTAGTAGTTTGATCCACCATTTTCACCTTTAGCATTTGATGCTTTAGATAATGCAGAAAACTTCTCTAAAAGTGTTCCTGGAACTCCTGTGATATCACCAGTTCTGTCAACGACTGCAATATGGATCTCATCACCAGATGCTCCAAGAGTAGTTGCGGCAGAAGATGTTCCTGGACTTGTGTTGAATTCACCGAAATATTCCCAACGGCGAGTGGCAGAAACTGCTGATGCACCAGTTAAGTGTGCAGAAGAGATTGTGAATGATGTTGCGTTAGCAATAGCAGAAACTTGATTAGTACGACCACCGATAACAACTAAATCACCAACTTGCAACTGTGTGTTAGCAGTAGAACCAGAACCCGTAACGGTTGTTCCACCAGAAGCAACAGTAAATGTTCCAGTTAATGCTGAAGTATATGCGCTTGCGCTTGGGCAGGCAGACACTTTAATGGCATTACCTAAAGCGCCAGCATATTTACCCATCCATGGACCATTGTCAAAAGATGCAGTATTTAAATATACGTCATCGTTCTTAATCAAGGATCCAGTACCTGCTGTGTTAGAACCTGTTGTTGCTTCTGCTGTTGCATTTAATGCTGTGTTTGCGACACGAACAATAAACAATGGAGATGAATATCCCAAAAAGTTTGCGGCAGACAAGAAGTCTACGATATTATTTGTATTTGGTTTACCATATTGAGCAACCAAATCAGATTCCGAAGTTACCTGAGTTGGAAATTCAATAGGACCCCAATTGAATTGACCGGCGAAAGCGCCGGCGGTGGAAGCGACTGACTGATTAGATGCAACCAAATCTTGTTCGGTGATCTTAACGCCTGGTGAAATGAGACTTATAGCC